GTTGGCGGCGGAGTCGGCGGCGTGGTCGGCGGCGGAGTCGGCGGCGGAGTCGGCGTCGGCGTTGGCGGCGGAGTCGGCGGCGGAGGCGGCGAGGTTGGCGGCGAGGTCCGAACGTATGGGCGAATTCGCTGATAAACTTTTGGGTTTGCTTAGGGAGTGTAAATAATGGACTACATCACTCTCAACATCGATCAAATGGACGTGAAGGCCGGAAGTCCTACCGGAAAAATCCAGGTGGACCTTTGGGGCGTGGACCACTCCGAAATCCTCACCGAGGTGCCCGACGAGATGGTTCTGGAAGAGGCCCGCCAACTGCACTCCTGGACTGAGTACTTGGCCGGGATCGACCTGGACGACATTCTCGGGGCCCTGGATAAGCACGAAATCCTGACTTGGGTGGCGGAGAACTGCTCCCAAGAGGATATTAAGGATTTGGTGGTGGAAGAGGATGAGGATGAGGATGAGGAAGAGAAGCCTCAGGGCCCGGTGCACTGATGCGCAACATGGTTTTGGTGTTGATGGTCATTTGGGTGGCCGTCGTTCTGTACGTTGTCCATGGAGGTTCTCAGTGAAGAAGTTTTGGAAGAAACTGACCAAGACCGGAAAGGTGGTGGTCGGGGCGGTGACCTTGGCCTTGGGTCTGGGTGGTACTTATTGGGCCTATGAACGGGTGGGCATGGAGGTGAACATCGATCGCACCTACGCCAACCAGAAATTCGAGGACGCCATCTTCATCGGGGACACGGGTGAGAACTCTGCGGTGCGGAAGGTGGTGGTCCAGCACATCAAGGAGCGCAAACCGAAGTTCATCTTCCTCCTTGGGGACCTGGGATACCCCTGGGGGATTACAGGGCCTAAGGAATTTGAGGCCAATGTGCGCCCCTTCCTGATCCCCGGGGCGGAAACCCACTGCATTCTCGGAAACCATGACTCCATGGCAATAGCGCAAAAGGAGCGGGATTGGCTGGCCACCAACGCCGACAAGCTCGGTTGCAAGTTCGGGAACTCCTACAAGATGTTAGTGTTTGCGGACGCCTGCGTGCTCACCATGGACAGCACCGTGTACTACGTGGGCAAGGAATACGACATTCTGGGCCGCCAGGAAGAGTTCCTGGACAAGGCCCTAGGCCTCTCCGAGTGTACTGGCAAGCATCAGTTCCTGCTGGCCCACCACAACATCGTGGGGTTCGGCGGGCACAAGAACGACGTGGACGGGCAGCACAAGGAGTTCATCCTGGGGTTGAAGAGGAAGTATCCGAAGCTGAAGTACGTCCACGGGCACGAGCACCTGATCGCCAACTATTGGGACGATTTCTGGACATTTGGGTCCGGGTCCAAGGACGACGAGTGCGACTACCGCCCGGAGAAGGGGTTTTGCATGGAGGTTATTGGCTACGGCCTGTGGGACGGGCGCTTGATGAACGTGGTGAAGGTCCAATAAGGAGGTCTAGATGGAGTGCACAGCAAAGCACACGAAGTTCCAGCCCACCGACAAACAGTGGGAGTGCCCCAAGTGCGGGTCGGACAACAACCACTTCACTATCAACAATTCGGTGGAGGGGTCTGACGACAACTGTCCTCTCCTGCACTCTGACGATGAGGTGGAGTGCAGCAAGTGCGAGACCGGGTGGAGCGGGGACCAAGTCTCCAAGCTCATGGCGAAGAAGTTGAACAGGGTGGTGTGCCCCACGTGCAAGGGTGTTGGGTATGTGGACGGGAAAAAGAAGGGGAAGGTCCAATGAGGCGCAAGGGCCATGTGGGCATCCGCTCCCGGGTGAATAAGGACTACCGCTACAACCGCCCTGAGCTCCTGTCGACCCAGGCAGCGGTTCTGCTGGCCCTGAGGGAGGGCCTCAATCTCAAGCTCACGGCCATGTCCAACGGGGTGGGCATCCAGCGCACTCGCCTCCACCGCCTGGAGACCGGGCGGGCGGAAATCACCTACGCCGAGGTGCTGGCCTTCGAGAGATGGCTGGGCAGGGATCTCTTCACGCCCGAAGAGCGGGTCCGGCATGAAATCGACGCCTCCACGTGGCGGTTCCTAGACAGGCGAAAGTACGGGCAACAAAAACGGAAAGATAGGAGAGCAGCATGAGACACCCGAAATTGAACATCTATAGGTGTGGGAATGGGCACAGCACCGTGACCGTCGATGTGGCCGAAGGGACCACGCCCTTTATGATCGGATGCATGGTACCCGGGTGCATGGCCGACGCCCAAAGTGGTTTCTACCCCAAGTTCCCGCCTCCGATGGTGGCCCCGGTTCCGACCCATGAGTGGTACGCCCCATCTAAGAAGGAGACCAAGAGACTTCACCCTGGCGAGAAACAGCATGTGGAGATGGGCGGCCTGCTCCTTCGTCCTCGGACCCAAATGGAACCTATTTATGAAGAACTTGACGGTTGAACAAATCCGCGAGGCGATTCAGGAACACGCGCCCACCATGGCGCCCAAGCTGGAGGTGTGGCAGCCGGCCTACTTCCATATCCAAATCCGGGGCGGGGACTTCATCGTCAACTATTACCCCTCTAAGGGCACGGTGTACGTGAACGGGGCCCAGCACGGGTTCAAGGCCAAGTCCCCTCGCCACCTCGTCCTTCTGGCCATTGGCGATGGTGGGATGCCCCAGGACATGCACCGGCCCCGCCGCAAGGGCATGAGGTCCTACCGGGAGAGGATGTACTACCCCGGAGTGGTCTGCTGGCTGTGCCACATCCCCATCGCCACCATCGAGGAGGCCTCGGTGGAGCACAAAGTGCCGGTCTCCAAGGGCGGTTCCAACCGCCGGGACAACCTCGTCTTGACGCACAAGCACTGTAACAACGCCCGCGGCGGGAAGATGCATCGCCACCCTGGACCCCGGCCTGGGGCCCTCCTATAATGGGTCTTCATCCCTAACTTAGGAGAAATCCCATGAAGCACTTGGTCCTCGCGGCCCTGCTCGCGCTCACCGCCTGCAAGTCCGGCCCCCCTGTTGGCGACCCGCCGGTCGACCCCGGCCCTCCCGTAGACGTGACCCCCATCTCCAAGCCCCCGGCGGGCGGAGAGCCGGTCTCCTGGTATAGGCCGGCCCCGCGCCTCAAGTTCCAGATCCTGGACGAGGACGACGGCGACTACGTGGACCAGCTCAAGGCCGGCACGCAGATCGTGAACATCGAGGCGGTGAAGGAGGACTACTCCGAGCTCGCCCAGCAGGTGGCCGACCTCCACGAACAAGGCGTGCGGGTCATCTGCTACCACTCCCTCTCCTACGAACCCTGGCGTCACGACATCGGCCAGTTCCCCTCCAAGGCGAAGGGCAAGAAGATGTCCGGCTGGAACGAGTGGTGGGCCGACGTGCGCGTGAGCTCCCCCGCCCACGCCTTCTGGGACAAGCGCTACGACCAGTTCGCTAAGGCGGGCTGCGACTGCGTGGAAGACGACAACGAGGTGGATCCCGAGGACAACGAGACCGGGTTCCCCCTCACCCGCGCCGAGGCGGGTGCGGCCAACAAGCGCCGGGCCGACTACGCCCACAAGGTGGGCATGTGCCACATCGCCAAGAACAACCCGACCATTTCCGACCTGAAGGCCCAGCACAGCGACGGGGTGTTCATCGAGGAGGCGGGGCGCTACAACGAGCGCGAAGACTATCTTCCCTGGAAGGCGGCCGGGAAGTTCGCGGCCATGGTGGAGTACACCTCCAAAGGATGCAAACCCTACGCGGGGTTCAAAGTGCAGTACCACTCCAGCGGGGACTACTTCGACGGGGTCAAGTTCAAGGATTGCGACTAGTTAAAAGGACCCTTTTCTTTTAACTCGTGTGTGGGGGCCCTGAGTGAACCTATTCTGGAACACTCAGGGCCTTTTTAATTGCCTTTTTTCCGGCATTGCCTATAATTTGCTCATAGGAGAACCCATGCGCACTTTTTTGGCACTCGCCCTCGCCTGCCTCTTCCTTGCCTCCCCGGCGCAGGCCCAATCCGACACCGTCATCGAATCCATCTACATGCAGGCCCCCACCCGCTTCCAGGTCCTGAGCTCCTCGGCCGACTTGGTGAAGGCGGAGGACTTCCGGCGCTCCTTCGTGGAGCTGGAAAACCGGGGCACCGTGGGCATCCAGTTCAAGTTCGGGTCCCGCCCGACTTCCGCCACCGACGGGTTCCTCCTGGCCCCGGGCACCCGCTACAACCCCGGTGTCGGGGTGGTCAACGCCATCTACGCCCTGGCGGTTTCCGGAACTCAGGACCTTGTGATCCTGACCGGCCGCGGCCCTCGCTCCAAGCGCTAAATTTTTTCTTGAAAGTCTGACCAGAACCTGCTTTTATCTGCGGGCACGATCAAATTTTAATTAGAAGTATCCGCCATGAAGTATAATTATGTGCCCATCGACTTCGAATTCCACTCCTCCGAAGAACCCCACCCCACCCTAGTCTGCGCCTCTCTCATCGTCGATGGGCAGGTGGAGTCCTACTGGCTGAACGACGGGGACACCGACCAGGACTGGCACGCCCTCCAAGAACGCCTGCACTTCCTGCACACCAAGGGGTGCATCTTCCTGACCTACATGGCGATTGCCGAGGCCCGCTGCCTCATCACCCTGGGCATCGACCCGGTGAAGTACAAGGTCATCGACCTCTACAACGAGTACCGGCTGCTGGCGAACCACAACCACAAAATCGAGTACGGGCGCCACCTCATTGGGGGCCAGGTGGTCACCACCCACGGGCGCGTGTCCTACGACCAGACCAAGAAGGTGAACAACTCCAGGCCCGAGTTCGGCCTGGCCTCCGCCTGCTTCAAGTTCCTGAACGAGAGGATCGACGAGGAGCGCAAGGAGGCCATGCGCCAGGTGATCCTCTCCCGGGACCCGAACCTGATCCACGCCAACCGGGAAGAGATTATCCAGTACTGCGAAAGCGACGTGGAGCACCTCCTTCCCCTCTACAAGGCCATGGCCACCGAGTACATGACGCTCCTGCCCCAGGACCACCATGAGAGGATGCTGGAGTACATGCTCACCCGCGGGCGCTACTCCTGCCTCACCGCCCTCATCGAGGCCCGCGGCTACCCCATCAACTACGAGGAGACCCGCGCTTTCTCCGAAAACGTGCCCAACATGATGCGGGCCCTCCAGAGGGACATCAACTCCCAGTTCCCGGACATCCGCCCCTTCAAGTTCGTCCCCAAGACCGGGGACTTCACCTGGGACCAGAAGGCCACCAGGGAGTGGATCAAGACCCTGCCCATGGCCGTCCAGTCCCGGTGGGAGAAGACCGACACGGGCGCCTACTCCCTCTCCCTGGACGCCTTCCAGGAGCATTTCGACTACAAGCACACCTACCCTCGCGGGAACCTGGGCGCCCAGATGGTGCGCTACCTGAAATTCAAACAGTCGCTTAACGGGTTCATGCCCATGAAGGAGGGCGCCAAGCGCAAGTCCTTCTGGGAATCGGTGGGAACGGATCACCGGGTGCGCCCTTTTCTGGGCATCTACGGGTCCCAGTCGGGCCGCAATCAGCCGTCGGCCACCGGGTTCATCTTCCTCAAGGCGGCGTGGATGCGGGCCCTGGTGCAGCCCCCCAAGGAGAGGGTCATCATCGGCATCGACTTCTCCTCCCAGGAGTTCTTGATCGCCGCCCTCCTCTCTGAAGACGAGAACATGCTGAAGGCCTACGAATCAGGGGACGTGTACCTGTACTTCGCCAAGCTGGCCGGGGCCGTGCCCCCGGAAGGCACCAAGGCGCAGTACAAGGAGCAGCGGGACCTGTTCAAGGCGACCGTGCTGGGAATCCAGTATGGAATGGCGGAGAAAGGTCTGGCCCTGAAACTCTCCGCCGACATCGGACGTACCGTCACCGAGTCCGAGGCCTTCTCCCTCATCAAGAAATTCGAGCGCTCCTTCCCCCAGTACGTGAGGTGGAAGGACAAGACCATGCAGTACTACAAGTCCAAGAAGCACCTCATGCTGCCCGACGGCTGGGCCATGTGGGGCGACAACTGGAACCACCGCTCGGTCCTGAACTTCCCGGTCCAGGGCACTGGCGCCAGCATCCTTCGCCGGGCTGTGGAGCTCTGCCACTACGCCAACATCAACGTGGTGGTCACCCTCCACGACGCCCTCTACATCGAGAGCAAGGCGCTTTCGGACCACATCGCGAGCGATGCTTCCGACCTGGCAAGGTGTATGCGCCAGGCCTTCAGGGACATGTTCCCCGAGCACCTGCGGGCCCGCGCCAACGTCCGCCTGGACGGGAAGATGTGGGGACCCAAGTACGAGGAAGGCGAGTTCACCGTGAGCGGTGTGAAGTTCCACACCTCCAAGATCCACGTCGATGAGCGGGCCCTGGACGACTACACCCGTTTCAAACCCTATTTTAAAAAGGTGGACACTTCCGTCTACCTGTAAAAGGAGCATCTATGGAGCAGAAACCTAGTATTGGTCGGATTGTCCATTATCAGCGTTACGGTAGCCCTGGCGGTGAGCACAAGGCTGAACCCAGTCCTGCGATCATCACCCAAGTCCTAGAGAATGGGGAGTGTATGCTCTTCGTGATGAACCCCACCGGACTGTACTTTAATAAGACCCCCTATTCCCCGGAACCGAAACCTGGCCATTGGAATTGGCCTCCGCGGGTATGAAGTGCGATTGGTGGGTGAAAGACCACAGTTCGCGCAGTTATGATCTCCGAGAAGAGATCAAAAACTGGAGAGGCTATTGGGTTCCGGCGTTCAAGTGCTGGAGGATCGATGGCATTACTCCAGACAGCGATGCCTTCAAAGTATTAACCGCTTCCGGTTTGGCCTTGGAGTGGGTCCAAGGATCAGAGCGAAAGTACAGTAAGTAGGAGTATGTATATGCCCGAAGTGAAGAGCAAGAAATTCAAGGAAGTCGGCGGCGCCAAGAAGTACCTCCCCTGGAAAGAGTGGGAAAAGGACGATTTTGTCGAGGGCGAGTTCGTCGGCACCTCCGAGGACAACTACGGCAAGACCAACTACCACATCAAGCTGTCGGACTTCCAACTGCCCGAGGACAAGGGGTTCGAGGTGGGTGACACCATCGGCCTGAACGCCAACGGGTCCTTGGACTACAAGATGGAATCGGTGAAGACCGGCCAGCACGTCCGCATCACCTACGAAGGGAAGATCAAGCTCCCGGCGGACCACAAGTTTGCTGGCAAGGATTCCCACCAGTGCAAGGTGGAGGTGGCGGAAGAGGACGGGTCTAAGGCCTCCGATTTGGACCGGGTGCTGTAATGGGGAAGGTCGTTTACAACATGTCCGACAAGGAGTACCACTCCCTGTCGGACACCGACCCCCACTACTCCTCATCGCAGATCAAGGACGCGCTGGTTGACATCGAATATTTCCACAAGCGGTACATCACCAAGGAAATCGAGAACATCTCCATCCCGGCCTTTGATATTGGGCATTACTTCCATATGGCCTTGCTGGAACCGCAGCGCCTTGCTGTGGACACTTGCGTATGGATGGGTGACCGTCGATATGGTCGGGAGTGGGACAAGTTTAAGTCCGACAACGCGGGGAAGTGTGTCATCACGGCGAAGGAGCTCGAACAAGCGGAGAACCTGATCCGGGCCACCCGCGAGAACCCCGCCATCATGGACCTCCTGAACCACGACGAAGGGAAGTCCGAGGTGTCCGTCTTCCAGGAGATTCACGGGGTCCCCTGCAAGGTGCGCTTCGACCGGCTGGTGCTCACCGAGGACGGCTACGCCATCGACCTGAAGTCCACTACGGGAAATGCGAAAGACGTGAGGAAGACCCAGGCGAAGATCTCCGAGTACAACTACGACCTCTCCGCTGCCTTCTACCTGGACGTGCTCAACGCCCACCTGAAGTCCATCGGGTCGAAGCTGGTGATCCGGCACTTCTACTTCGCTTTCGCCTCCAAGGACTTCATGAACTCGCAGATGTACCTGGCATCCGAGAACATGCTGAAGGTGGGGCGGGCGAAGTATCAAAAGGCGCTTGCCAACATCAAGGAGGCCCAGGCGAGCAAGTGGTGCTTCGACTATTCCGTAGTCACTCTCGATCCTGCTGAGTGGGAGAAGGCCTGGCTGGATGGCGGGGAAATTAAGACTGGCAAGTATCAACCCTCGCCTAAGGCGAGGCAAAATAAGGGAGGATCGCTGTTATGATCGGGAAAATTAATGAGATCAGGTTCATGGCCAGGTACAACAAGGGCAACTACGAGCATGAGGAACTCAGCATCTCTGCCGTCCCCCAGGACGGTACGGACCTGAACGATGCCGTCTACGAGTTGAAATCCAAGGTCCTGTCCTACCTGGACCCCAAATTCGTGGCGGTGAACCCCACCGTGGGAAACGTGGTGGAGGTCGCCAACCCTACCGCTGCCCCAACTGCATCTGCTCCCGCTGCCACCCCGGCTGAGGCACCCAAGCGCGGTCGGGGTCGTCCGGTGGTGAACAAGGAGGCGGAGGCACCTACGAAGATCGATGTTCAACAGACCACGGCCCAAACGGATTCTACTCCCGCCTCTTCTCCACCTCCCACACCTAAGTCCTCTAAGAAGACCATCAAGTACAACCGTACGGTGGACTTCCAGAAGGATGCGCTGGCCAGCAAGCTCAGCGAGCTCTTCCCCGGCTGGATGGAGGACGAGGCGAAGGTCACCAAGGCCAAGGCGGCGTCCGAGAAGATGCAGGGCAAGGACTTCATGGACAGCGCGGAAGGCGTGATCTTCCCCGAGTTCATGGAGGAATTCTTGAAGGTGGCAGGGCTTGAGCAATCTAAGAAAAGTCCCTTATAGCTACCAGTTGGAGGGTGTCGAGTACGCTCTCCAACACCATTACTGCGTAATCGGTGATGAGATGGGCCTGGGGAAAACTCTCCAGGCCCTCCTCCTCATGCACCGGACCGGGCTGCCCACCGTCGTGGTGTGCCCGGGCTACCTGCGGGACAACTGGGAGCGCGAGGCCCAGGAGGCCTTCGCCTTCCCGCCAGTCACCTACGTGGTGCACGATAAGCACGACGCGGAGTACATCTCCAAGCTCCTCCTGGGGCCCGAGAAGATCGACCTGAACTTGGTCATCCTCTCCTATGATCTCCTGGACAAATGCTCCACGGTGTTCCGCTGGGCCAAGCTCTACGTGGCCGACGAGTGCCACTACCTGAAGAATATTTCAACCAAAAGAACAAGGACTTTCCATGCCTATGTACAGGCATTTGCTCCTGATCGATTTGTCGGATTGTCGGGAACACCTATTAAGAATAACGCGGCAGAGTGGTTTTCCCTCCTCACCCTCTGTTCTTTCAATCCTTCGGCTACCTCCGGGGTCGATCTTAGAGCAACTGGCGTTCGATCCTTTTACTCATTTGCTGAGATGTTCGCTAATAAACGAGAGCGAAGATTTGGAGGTCGGAAAGTTGTTACTTATTCCGGGGTCAAAAATATTGAAAAGCTCAAAGAAATCCTTAAAGGAAAGTACATCCGGCGACTGGCCGACGACATCCTAGAGCTCCCGGAGATCATCGAGCGGGAGGTCCTGTGCACCTCCGACAACCAGGACACCCTCCTGGGGAAGGCGTGGGCGGGCGAGATCGACAAGGACGCCATCTCCAAGGCGAAGAAGGAGTGCGCCACCGCCAAGGCCTCCTTCACCCTGGCCACCGCCACCGAGATCCTGGAGCAGGGCGAGGGGCCGGTCATCGTCTTCTCCGACCACCTGGACCCGGTGGAGCACATCTCCCAAGGCCTGGAGAAGGCGGGCCATCGGGTGGGGGTCATCCAGGGGAGCGTCCCCTCGGACAAGCGCTACGAGATCGTCCAGGAGTTCCAAAACGGGCGCCTGGACGCCATCGTGGCCACCATCGGCAGCGCTTCTACCGGGTTCACCCTGACCCGCGCCAGGCACATGGTCTTCAACGACATCCCCTGGGTACCGGCGGACCTCCAGCAGGCGAAGAAGCGATTCCATCGGATCGGGCAGACCCAGAAGTGCTTTGTGCACTATGTTAGTGGGTCCCCTATCGACTCCATGATTACTCGCACGGTAAAGTCTAAGGCAAGAACCCTAGAGAAAAGCCTATGAAAGAGACCATTGCCGTATGGTTTAGCTGCGGGGCCGCCAGCGCGGTGGCCGCCAAGCTCACTCTCGAAAGGTACGGGGAGACCCACCACGTCCGCATCGTGAACAACCCTGTGAGGGAGGAGGACCAGGACAACCTCCGGTTCTTGAGGGATGTGGAGAAGTGGTTGGGGCGCCCCATCGAGAGCGCCACCAACCCCAAATACCCAGATTGTTCCGCCATCACCGTCTGGTACGATCGACGGTATATGTCCGGGACCAAGGGCGCCCCGTGCACCACCGAGCTCAAGAAGAGGGCCCGCCTGCACTGGGAGAGTGGGAACCATGTGGACTGGCACGTCCTGGGGTTCACCGCCGACGAGGCCACCCGGCACAGGCGCTTCATCCTGACGGAGAGGGCCAACGTCCTCCCCGTCCTGATCGACGCCGGGGTGACCAAGGAGGACTGTTTCAAGGTCCTCCAGGAGGCTAACATCCCCCTTCCCCGCATCTACGGGCTAGGATACCCCAACGCCAATTGTATCGGCTGCGTGAAGGCCACGTCCCCACCTACTGGAACCATGTCCGCCAGATGCACCCTGAGGTCTTCGAAGAGAGGGCCAAGCAGTCCAGGGAGATCGGCGCCCGCCTCGCCCGCTACCGCAAAAAGCGGGTCTTCCTGGACGAGCTCCCGGCGGACGCCAAGGGCAGGAGCATGAAGAAGTGGACCGCCGAGTGCGGGATATTCTGCGAGGAGAAACCCCGATGACCTCCACCATCCGTCGAATCGACCAAATCGTCCTCCACTGCACCGGGAGCGACAACCCCACGGGCAACAAGTTCGAGAACGTCCGCGCCTACCACATGGCCCCGCCCAACAAGGGCGTCTGGTGGAACGGGAAGTGGATCAAGGGCCGGGGGTTCAAGGACATCGGCTACCACTTCTACATCGACCACTTCGCCAAGCTCCACCAGGGCCGGAGGGTGGAGGTGGTCGGTGCCCATTGCGAGGGGCACAACGCCCACTCCATCGGCATCTGCCTGGCGGGCGACAAGACCTTCTACCCGGAACAGTTCGCGGAGCTGGCCACCCTGGTCCGGCGCCTGTGCGTCCTCTTCAACCTCGACCCCCGCACCCAGGTGGTGGGCCATGAAAAATTAGATTTAAAAGGTAAGACATGCCCTAATTTTGACTGGAGGGCGTGGATAAACAAGGAGTTTCCCGGTGGATAAGGATACAAGAAATCGAGGGCTGTCAGGAGAAGAAAAGGCGCATTCTAGGCATTTAAGGGTGTTGAAAGAGCGGGAAGAGGCTGAGAAATCAAAAATACTTCAAGAGTCCCCCGACAAGGTGATGGAGAACAAGATCATCGCCGAGCAGGAGGAAAAGGTTCGCCGCTACCAAGCCGAGAACAAGCGCCTCTTCAACGAGATCATCGAGGACGGCCTGACCAAGGGGGCGATGGCGGAGGAACTCAACCGCCTGGCCAACGGCGGCACCGACTTCTCCCTCTTCAACCTCATGCTGGAGCGGGTGGACTTCCGAGAGTGCCACAACATGCTGGAAGCCATGAGAAAGATGTACGAGAACCTCTGGCCCTTCTACGCCCGCACCATCCTGGAGAACGCCTTCCTGAGGAAGGTCACGGAGAAGGCCGGCGTCGAGAACATGGGACACCGCCTTTCCGAAGCGGAGATGGTTAGGCTTCACGAGATTCTCCAGGGCGAGGTGGACCCGAATGGGCTGGCCCGCCGGACCCTGGAGGAGATCCGCGCCCTGGCCAAGAAACGCCGGGAACTCAACCTGTACTGACCATGGTCATGTGGAAGATACGATTCTTCCTGCACCATCTCAGATGGCCCACACCGTACGAAGTACTGGAGAAATTCCATGCAGACCTACTCGAAAACTTCCGAGAAGAACTCCCCTGGGACCCAAGCGGAAAAGTGGAGGACTAGGGCCCAGGCGCTGGCGTGGCTGTTGGTCGGGTTGCTGGTGATCATGTCCTGGGCGTTCCTGCTGGCCCTGCCCATCGACACCGAGGTGCACCTGCCCGAGTGCCCATCCATCTACTGCCTGGACTAAAAAAGAAGGGCCCTCTCATAAAGGGCCCTTCGTCTTGAAGAAAATGGCGAGACAGACATTTACTTCAAGGAGTCACGTTCCAGTATTCCACCGGCAGGAGGATGTAGCCGTCGGTCACGGCGACCCCGCCAGGGCCGATGTTGGCCGTCAGGGTGCAGCCGTCCGAGGTGTACACGGAGGTGGCGGCGGTGCCCGTCGGGATGCCTTCCTTCTTCGACCCGGCCGTGATGTTCGATCCGGTGGAGTAGGCCACCGCGGCCACCAGGTCGGCGGAGGTCTCGCAACCGAAGGAGATGAGGTTGTTGGAGGCGGAGGCGACCGCTTCTTTGATGAAGACGAAGGAGCGCACGATCAGGGACGCCGGGGGGATGCTCACGTTCAGGGAGACCGCGTCCCCGCTGGCCAAGGAGCTGTCCACCTTGAGCTGGGCGACCACGACCTTCTTTCCATCGAGTTCCTTGAACTTCTTCTGGATGGCCGGGGGGATGGGGGACTTGGAAGTCACCGCCCACGACACCCCGGTCGAGAGCAGAAGGGCCAGGCCCAGGATCAGGTTCCTCATGGGGTCACTCCTTGCAAGGTGATTGAATAATTTTAGCGTAGCACAAGATCATTAAAAGTGTAGTGGCCGAGATGTGGAAAGTGAGGTTCCCGAACGAGTTGACCCACAGGATCAAGAAAGCGTAGAACCAGGCGCTCGACCGGTCCCGGACCTGCAGCAGGAGGGCGGCCAAGGCGGCCAGCCCCGCCACCCCCCAGGCGGCGTGCACCTCCATAGGCTCGCTGTGGAGCTGGAGGAAGATCAGGTTCCCGTCCCGGTACACCGAGCGGAAGGTGTCGTGCACGTACCCCACCCCACGCCCCAGGAGGTGGTCCAGGGAGGCCCAGGACCCCACGTGCTCGCCCCACTTGGACCACGCCGGCACCCGCCCGCTGGTGGAGGCCCAGGCGCTGTCCCGGACCATCCAAAGCCCCGCCAGGACGTGGATCCCCGCCAGCCCCACCAGGACCTTCCCGTTCTTCTGCCGGGCGATCCACCACACCCCTGCCGCCAGGACCCCGGCCCACGCCATGGTGGAGTTGCACAGGTACAGCCCGTAGAGGGCGGGGGCCAGCAGGGGCCAGGACCAACGGGTCAGGAGGAAAGGCACCATGGCCGCCAGCAAGGGGGCGGAAATCGAGGGGTTGTGCAGGACGCCCATGATGGTGTTGGTGGTGTCCGCGGACCCCCCGGTGGCCCAGTTCCGGCGCAGCCCGACCCAGTTCCAGGGATCGGTTCCCAGGGAGTTGGCCACCAGCCACACCACCTGCACCGCCACCGAGGCGTAGATGAAGGGCAGGATCCGCTTCCAGTCCCGGGGCGTGAACTCCATCCCCTGGGCAAGAATTGACCACCCCGCCATGACCATGAGGGACTGGTGGTACACTGAGACCGAATAGGGGTGGTACTGGTTCCAGAAGGTCAGGAGGGCGATGGCCACGAAGGCGGTCAGGATCGTGCCTTTAAAGGCCCTGGCCCCGAACATCCCTATCCCGAGCAGGGCCGACCAGAGAAAGAGGCCATCCTTGGCGAACCTCAGGTCCCCCCCAGGCACCAACCGAAGGAACATGGGGAGTACCAATAGGATAAGGCCCCAATAGACACCACGCATCTAATATCTCCTGTCAGAAGTCCCTACAAATGTAGGGCCTTTAATATTTTCGATTTCTGGGGACCACACGATAGCCCATGTCGATCAAACGTTGGACTTGCGCCGGATCATTCATGTCGTAGTAGTCCGTCTGCCCCTCCTTGCATTTAGAGGAGAGGAACACCCTGTCCACGCAATGCCAGTAGTAGAGGTGCCCAGGTCGGAGCTTACTGAAGTACAGAGTCCTTTCCCCCAGCGGAGGAACGGACAGTGCGAGAGAGCTGGCACAGCCGGCCGCAAAGATCATCAACGACAGCAAAATCTTGGTAGTCTTGGCGGAGATGCTTGGGAATCTCTCCCGTAGGGCCCTCATAGATCGGCTTGCGGACTTCCTCGTCATACTCCCTCTCCAGCTTGTGGGCCTCGTCCAGGTACTTGTTCTTGTCCTTGTGCAGGAGGTACGTGATGCTCATTTTCACACTGGCCAGAAGCTCGGTGAATAGTGCCGTCATCCTTCCCCCGAATGGCGTTTATGGTCCGCCTGAGACTAGAAATGGCACCGGGAAGCTCCTTGATAAGGGCCAGAATTGTCCCTATCCGAGCGGCCCAGTGCCACATGACTTAGGACTCTTTGGTCTGGAACATGAGGACCAGGGCGTAGAGCTCCAGGGCCACCTTCAGCCCGGTCTCGACCGCCGCTTCGACGTTCTCCTGCGGGATGTTGAACTCCGCCACCACATAGGCGTGCAGCTCGGCCTTCTCCTCGGCGTCCAGGTCCAGGAGCTCGTTCTTGATGCCGCTGATGCCGTCGAAGGCCTCGGGCGCCTTGAGCAGCACGGGCAGGGCCAGCGAGGCCTCCGCGATCTCCAGTTTGCCGTCGGCCAGGGCCACGCCCACGGCGTTGCCGATGCCCAGGCCGAAGCCCAGGAGTTCTTTGGTTTCCTTCACGCCGAATTTCTTGTCGCCCATAGGGTCTCCTTCAGGTTAGGGGCCCGAGGGCCCAGGTAGTTTGCAGGTGCGTTCGTCCATTATACACATCCCCAGGAGCAGTCGGTCAATTTTGTGGTCCTGCCTGTCGATGCGCTGGGAGAGCATGTGCACCTGGTCCTGCACCCGGGTTTCAACCCCGTGAAGTTGCGAGACCGTCACGAAGGACGTGATGAAGTGGTACAGGAGAAAGCCGGCCAGGGACACCAGGGCGGCAGCGATGTGGGAGCGGAATTCCTTGAACATGGGTGCCTCCTGGTGCCTCCTTGGCACCGCTTACTGGGTGTTTTCCAAATCCTTCAGGAGGATGTCCACGTAGTTCACCACCTGCTCCCGGGCCCTCTCCACCAGGCGGGCCTTCATTTCCTTGGAGAGAAGGGCCTTAAATTCCGGGGTGAGGGGAGGGGCGATGGAGTCCAGGTAGGCGTCCACCCCGGAGACTTGGGTGTTCATCTTCTGGAGAGCGGCCTTCTGCTTATCCCCCAGGGCGGCGTAGGAGGAGGAGGACAGGAGGATCAGGGACAGGGTCAAGGTCTTCATAAAATCTCCTTAGTAACCCATACAAGTGACGGATATGGCGCAGTTCTCGAACCCAGCACTTTGCATTTTTTTACACCCGATGTAGTAGGCGTTTTGCGTCTGAGCCCCGGTAGTTTGAGTGGGGGTGGCCCCGTCCACCGAGTACTCGATGGTGGTGGCGGTGCAGTTATAGGTGTCAGCTCCAGACCAATAACCGGTGTTGAAATTGGTGGTGTAGTTCCCAGTGGAGTTCCAATTCACGGAGCTCACACAGTCGTTGAGCTCCGAACGCACGGTGCACGGGTTGGAGGTGCACGTGGAATGGCGAGACCCCGCCCCGCCGATGGCGTAGGAGCAGATCTTGATCTGGTTGGCGCCCGCGCCCGGGGCCACGATCAAATCCGGGGTGGAAGTCTCGATGGTCCACGCCGACCCGGTCCAGCGGCACTCCTTGTCCAGGGTGGTGTCGTAGACGCACTTACCTTCGTCGGCGCTGCCCAGAGACGCCCCCAGGGTGTTCCTCTGAGTGGTGGTCATCCGGTTGCAGGGGATGGAGGCCACGGTGTCCCCGATGGCCTGAATGGACTTGGCGGTCATCAGGGCGGTGAAGCTGCCCGTAGCGCCATTCACGGTGCCGGCGATCAGGAGATCGGCGGTGGCGTTCGTGACGGTGAGGTTGGGGACACTCAACAAGTCCGCGGTGGCGATGTAGTTGAACACGGCCTCGTCCACCAGGTCGCCCGAGGCGTTGGTGTAGGGCACCCGGGTGTTGGTCAGCCCGTCCGCCCCGCCAGCGGACTTCCAGGTGCCGGTCAGGGCGTTGTAGGTGTTCCACTTGTGCAGGTCGGTGTCGTACACGCAGTCGCCGTCCCCGGGGGAGGCAATGGCGTTCTTCTGGGCGGTGGTCATGTCCGGGCAGGGGTTGGAGGCCACCAGCGTGGAGGTGGCCACCAGGCGCCCGTTGATGGTCGCCACATCCGAGGCGAAGTCCATGTGGATGAGAGGGTTAGTGGTGCCGGAGTTGTCGATGAATCCCTGGTTGGACCCAGTGAACTGGTTTCCGGCCTGGTACCCCAGGAACAGGTTCCCGCTGCCGGTGGTGGCATTGCCGGCCTGGTACCCCAGAGCGGTGTTGTTGGTCCCGGTCGAAACGGTGCCCAGGGCCTGATAACCCACCCCCACGTGCCCGGTCCCGCTAGTGTTGGCCCCCACGGCCGTGTGTCCCACGGCCACGTTGCCAGCGGCGGTGTTCAGTCCCAGGGCGCTCGACCCCACGGCCACGTTGTCGTTGCCGGTCTGGTTCATGCCCAGGGCGCTGGAACCGATGCCCACGTTGTTGTTGGCGCCGGTCAGCACTTCGCCGGCAGTCCAGCCCACGAAGGTGTTGTTGTCCCCTCCGGTGTTGGAGAAGAGGGTGTTGAGTCCCACGGCCACGTTGCGGATGGCCGCAGAGGTGTTCAGGCTGCCCGAGGAGGCCCCCACGAAGGTGCTGGCCGCGTCCGCCCGGTTGCCCAGGTAGATGGAGCCGTTGTCCACGGTCATGGGGCCGGCCAAGGAAATGGAGGAGTCGGAGGCCAGGTACACAAGCCCCGGGGTGGTGGCCAGCGCCCCGCTGGAGGTGATGTAGGGGATGCGGTCCGCGGTCAGGGGAGTGAAGAGGCTGCCCGAGTAGGTCAGGTTGGAGATGCCGGTCATCGACCCGGTGGCGGAGATGCCCACCACCGAGTTCTTCACGTCGTCCCCTCCCGTACCGTCCCACAGGACGATGGCGCTGTCGGAGACCGCGGTCTCCCGGTTCAGGTCATCGGAGAGCTCCTGCCAGCGGAGGGCGGCCAGGTCGGTGGCAAAGGTTCCGGAGGTGTGGGAGATGAGGGTGTTGTAGATCTTCCCGCCCACGTGCACCACGTCCCCGGTGGCGTAGGCGTTGGCGGTAATCCAGGCGAAGAGCCCAGAGCCCATGGACTTCCAGGCGGTACCGTCGAAGTTCTGGTAGACGCCCGAGGTAGTGTTGAAGATGCACAACCCCTGGGCCGGCGAGGCGATCAGGTCCCGGCTGGCCAGGGACAGGCGCGGGCAGGGGCGGGACCCCAGGGTGTTGGAGGTCACGTCGAAGATGGTGGAGAGGTCCGGCGAGGCGCCCAGCCCCAGGCCGTTGTCGAAGAGGTACAGGTTCTCGGAGTTGACCCAGTTCACCCCATCGAAGCGCAGCACGTCTCCGGTCGCCTTGCCGGCGGTGGAGATGTTGTTCAGGTCCTCCAGGTCGGAGTTCCCGCCCAGGAGCACGTCCGACTCCAGCCCGGTGTCGTCCAGGTAGTACAGGCGGTTGTCCGTCTTGGGGTAGAGGAACCCGTAGCTGGCCACGATGGAGGGGGAGGCGGTCCGCTCCTTCATCTGGATCTTGCCGTCTTCCACCACCCAGTCGGTGTAGTACTTGGCCGCCTGCGCGGGCAGCACCAGGGCCAGGAGGACCAGGATCATCAGTTGGTAGTGCTTCATTACAACCTCGAAATTTCCAGGATTTGCCAGGACACGTAGGAATTGGCGGTGTCGTAGTTCCCGCCGGCCATGTTGTCGGTCTCGTAGTACACCTGCCCCACCTCTTCGCCCGCCGGGCCGGACTGCTGAACCGAGAAGGTCACGCCGTCCAGGTTCCCGATGATCTTGGTGGTGGACTCCCGCTCAACGTACCAGGTGCCGTTGATGTAGTGCATGAGGAGCACGCAGGTGGTGAACCGGAACTCGGCATCGTCCTTCCGCTGGATCTGCACATGCACCCGGGCGGACCTGGCCCCCACGGCGGAGAGGTGGAAGATGTTCCCCACCCCGGCCTCGCCCGCGGCGGCGTCCAGGGCAGTGGCGGAGGCGTTGTTATTCAGGCGCTGCTTGCCCACCGCCCGGTTGATGGCCACAGCGCCCTCGAGGGCAAGGATACGGGCGTTGTGGGTCGAAATGTCGGTGTCCAAGGAGGTGACATCCGACTGGAGGGTGGTGATGACAGACAGGTTCGGGACCTGGGAAGCGATGGCCTGGGCCGTCCTCAAGGGAGACATCCCCTTGGTGTTGTCGGTGCCCGCCTGGGCCTCGGCCTGGGAGGCGATGGCGGAGAAAATGCCGTCCGCGCCGGGCGCCCCGTTGGCACCCGCGGGACCTTGGGCCCCGGTGGCCCCGGTGGCCCCGGTGGCCCCGGTCTCGCCCGCAGGCCCCTGGGCCCCCGCCGCCCCGGTCATGGCCGTCCATCGGGAGGCGGTCAGGTCGGAGTCGAAGGTGCCGGAGGTGTGTTGGGTCAGGCAGCGGTAGATCACCGTGTCGTAATAGACGATGGTGCCCACCGGATACAGGGTGGCCGTGACCCACGCAGGGATGGCGTAGTCGCCCTCTAGGTTGGTCCCCGCGGCGTCCCACTTGATGAACTTGTGGCGGGCCTCCAGGGGGAGGGTGATTCCGGATAGGGCCGAGGAGGCGTGCAGTTGGATGGACTGGAGGAGGGCGTAGACAATCTCTTGGATCATCTGCACCAGGCGGTCGAACTTTGCCTCGATGCTGGAGGCGGGGAAGGTGGTACCGGTGTACGGGGTGGTCTGGGTCTTGGGGGTCACCCGCTTGATGGTGATGGCGTCCCCGTTGGCCGGGGCCACGGCGAAGACCAGATCCCCGCCCGCGCAGATGCCGTCGGAACCGGCGGCGCCCTCGGTGATGGAGTATCCGGACCCCTGGAGGACGCCGTTCTTGTACACCTGGAAAATGGTGGACGCTTCGTTGTCGAAGAAGTCGATGGTGAAGGGGAAGGTCGTCGTGGAACCATCCCCAGTGAAGGATTGGGCCACAGCCGTGTTACTCACGCTCACTGTGCGACCTCCTGAAAATACTCTGTGATTGCCTTATTTAGTATGGCACGGGTGTAGGGGAAAGCGGGAATGTTTCTTTTCGCCACCCGGGACAATTCCTGGTCGTAATCCGACCGGAGACCCCGGGAAGAGCGGACTTCCTCGCCCAAAAGCTCGTTCTTGGTCTGGTGGGCCAGGTGGACCGCGTCCCCGATCACCCCGAAGGAGGGCCCCAGGACCCCCTCGGCGAAGGGGCGGTCCGAAAACAGCAGGTCGGTGTAGATGCCCCCGATCCCGCTGGAAACCAGGATTTGGAGCTTGGCCCGGTTGTCGTACTCGATCTCGCCCGGGGGCGTGCCCTCCAGGATCTTCCTTGCGGTGTAGGCCATGCCGGAGAGGACGATGGCCAGCCCCATGGTGGGGATCAGGGTTTTGGCCCCGCCCACCTGATAGTTGTACTGCATGGTTTTGAGCACCGCGATAGGGAAGGTCTTGTACTTCATCATCAGGATCATGGCCGCGTCCCGGGTCTGGTTCGGGTCCAGGGAGGCCATTTTCTGCTTCATCTTCATGTCCGCGGAGGCCACGGAGATGTCCACGTTGTTCTTCACGTACCCGTAGACCTTCATGGCCAGCTGGTCCCGGGCGCGGATCCTCTCGGAGAGGGGCGTGGGGTTCTTGGGGTCGGTGCTGACGTTGAACATCTCGTCGGGGAGGGCCTGGATGGACTCCACCGTGACCACCTTCCCGGCGTTGGGCGCCTCTTCCACGGCGTGCTTGAGCTTGGCCCAGTCCGCCTCGGTGATGCCCGAGCGCAGGAGGACCTTCTGGGCGTCGGGCCTGAGCTTGCCGAAGGGGTGGTCCAGGGCGCGGGCCATGTCCCGGGCGAGGCTGGCGGATTGGGCCCGCTTCATGGAGAAGTCGGTGCGCCCCAGGCCGGTGGCGTCCATCCACGCTTTATACATGGTGTTAAGACCGCCCTTCAGGCGCTCGAACCCGTTCTTCCCCTCCACGTGGAAGGAGCTCGCCGCCTCACCGTAGCGGTCGAAGGAGAGGGAGTACAGCCAATCCTGGGCGTAGTACTGGACCTCCTCGGCGACCTTGTTGACGTTGGACATGCCTCGCGGGGCCATGTTCTTGGCGTAGTCCCCAAAGGTGTCCGCGAAGTTCTCCAGGATGTTGCGCCCAGTGACCGCCCCGATGGTGCCGTTGGCGTTGGCCCAGTCCGGCATGGCGGAGAAGAAGGACATCTGGAGCTTGGTCATGTCGGTGAAGCGGTTCAACCCCACCACCGCGTGCCCGAGCAGGTTCTTGGCCGGGTTGGTCCTGGGGTACAGGAGGTAGTCGGTGGTGTCCAAGATCTGCTTCTCGCGCTTCTTGAACTCGTCGAACTGGCCCTTGCCGGTCATGTTCGCCCGGGCGGCGTCCAGGTTCATCCGAAGCGCCTGGCGCCACTTGGGGCCGAAAGCGTGGGCGGCGGCCACCTCGCCCGAGTCCTGGTGCAGGTCCATGATGACGTTTTCCAGGAAGTTCTGTCCGGTCTCCCGGTGGTAGGCCAACCAACTCTCCATGGACTTGGGCTCGAAGGTCCTAGACTTCTCCAGGCGGCTGCCCTTGGAGGTGTGCTCGATCTTCTTCATCTCCGAGTCGATGTGCCAGGTGGACTCGAAGGGGCGGTCCACGATGCGCTGGTACATCTTGTCCAGGGCGGCGTCGATCTCCTCCCGGGTGCCGGTCACCTTGAAGTGCCTCTCGAAGGTCTCCTTCCACGCCGCCGGGCCCATGCTGCGGAGGGTGTCCGGGGGGTGGCGGGTGCGCCCGATGTAGTCGGGGATGAACCCCACGTCGATCTTGGCGGCCCGCTTCGCCTGGTACTGGAAGTCGTAGAGCTTGCGGATCCCGTCGGCGAACTTCACCTCGGAGGGCGAGAGGGTGTGAGGTTTCTTGTCCCAGTACTTGCCCAGGTTGGTGAGGAGATCGGGGTCGTTCTTCACCAGGCGCTTGAGGACCTTGGGGTCCTCCTGGAAGACCTTGCCGATGAACTTGGCGGACTGCTCCATGAAGTAGTCCTTGGTCTCCGCCACCCGGATGTGCCCCTCGCTGGACTTGATCCGGTCGATGCCCAGGATCCCCTCCAGGAGGTCCAGGGGTTTGGCGTGGGACTCCATCTTGGCCAGCACCGGGGCGTTGGTCTCCAGGGTCGCCAGGCGCTGCATCTGGGAGATCCGGAGCTCGCGCTCCTTCATGGCCAGCAGGTCCTTGAGCACCTTGGCGGGGTTCTGGCCCGTGGCCTGCGCCCGCTGGACGATGCCGTCCACGTTCTCGATGAGTGCCTTGAGCTCCTTCTGGTTGAAGGTCTCGCCAAATTTCTGCATCGCTTCAATGGAGCAGGTCGCGAAGTCCTTCATGCGGCGTCACCTCCGTACAGGCAGCCCTTGAGGAACTTCTCCACCTCGAACTGCTGCTCCGCCTTCACCACCTCGGGCGGGGCGAACTTGCGGGATTGCTCCAACTTGGCGTTGAGCTCCTCCTCGGGGAGGGTCTTGTACCGGGCCAGGTCCTGCTCCAGCATCTCGTCCCCCTCCTTGATCAGAGCGGCGGGGTCGGTCTGCCGGTTGTAGGCCTCTTCAATTTTATCGTCGTGGTGGAGGTCGTTCTTGGGGTCCTCCAGGGTCTGGGCGATGTCCTGGGCCGCCTGGTCGGAGAGCTTGGCGCCCTCCTCCTGGGTGGCCAGGTAGTACTTGCGCTTGTCGAACCCCTGGGCCTCGATGGTGTCCTTGAACTTCTGGACCTCCTCGGGGGTGACGCGACCGCTCTCCAACTCCTCTCTGAGGACGGAGAACACGTCGGCCATGTCCTCCGCGTCCTCCAGGCGCCCAAAGACCTCCTCGTCGGCAAAGCCGGCGTAGGCGTTCTTCACCTCGGGGGTCACCTTCAGGTCCTCCTCCAGCTTGGAGGCGATGGTCTGGAGTACGGCCCCAGGACTCTTCCCGTCCTCCATGGCCTGGCGGACGGTCTCCAGCGCCTGGGCATGGCCCTGGGGGCCTACCTTGGAGAGCGCCTTGCCCACGGCGTGGATGCCGGTGGAGAGTCCCGCCCCGAAGACGGAGGAGAGCATCATGCTTTTGGCGGCATGGGATGCCGTGTACTCCTGGAGCTCCGCCTTGTTGGCCTGCATGACGAAGGCCTCGTTGACGGTGTTGGCCGCCATGTTCCCGGCGAGCTCCTGGAGGTAGACCTGGGTGAGCTTGGGGACCGGGGTGGCGAACTTGGAGGCCTGCACAGCTTTCCCAATTCCGGCCCCCAGGACCATCCCCACGGTCATGTCGATGGGGTCCATCTGGGACCCCACGATGCTGCCCAAGAAGGGCACCACCGACCCTTTCCATAGGCCAGAGGCATTGGAAAGAATCTGCTGGCGCTGGAGCTTCTCGTCGTGCCGGTCCTGGATGGTCTGGGCCTGGAGCTCGGTGAGCTGCTCGGTGGGTTTCCCGGGGAAGTTGGGGTACTTGGCGATCACCTCTTCAGGCGACAGCTTGGGCCCCACCTGGCCCTGCTCTTCCAGGATCTGGTTGCGCCCGTAGGACATCAGGGTGGTGTTCTCGAAGGCGTCCTGGACGGAAACGGAGAGCACGTCACCCCATGACGCCTCCGGGCGGTAGGCGCGGGCGGCCCGCTCCATGGGGTCCATTTCCATGGTGGGGAAGGAAGTGGTCATCCGTCACCGCCGAAGAGGTTCTTGAAGAACTTACGCATCTCGCCTTTGTTGATGGCGTCCGCCTGGCGGGCCTGCTGGAGCATCTTCTTTCCGGGCGCCTTGGCCGCCTGGGCCCGGCGCTGCTCGCCCATCACCTTGGTGACCGGGAACGCCTTGATCTCCTCCATGGTCCAGCGGGCGGGTTTCCCGTCCTTCTTCTCCAGGGTTCGCAGGACCCCCGTCCCGTCCCGGACCTGGAGCTCGACCTCGTTGGGGGACACGTTCACCCACTGTCCGGAGTCCCGGATGTCGGCGTTGGCGATGCCGGTGTCCCCGTCGATCTTGAGGCCCAGGGCCCCAACGTAGTCGATGTCCTCGTTGGTGAAGGCGTTCAGGAACTGGTCCACCGAGGACTTCAGGACCTGGTCGCCCTGGGGGTAGTACACGGTGCTGCGGGACACCTTGGTGGTGGCGTAGTGGTTGTTGAAGAGGTTGACCGCCTTCTGCTTGGCGTCGGCGACCGACTCCCCCTTGGTGACCCGGGAGGCGAAGTCGTACTCCATCTGGTCCACCATGGCGTCGGCCAGCTCCTTGGAGGCGGGCGTTCCGTTGGCCCGGACCGCCTTGATGAACTTGGTGTTGTTCCACTCCACCCGGATGTCGTTGACCTTCTTCTCGCCGACCGCCTTCAGGGCGGGGGACTCCTTGTTGTAGGTCTCCATGTTCTGGAGCATCCGGGTGCGGGTCAGGGGGTCCGGGATGGTGCCCACCACCGCGTACTTGGGGTTGATGCCCGACTCCTTCATGACCCGGTAGGTGTCCGGGCCGGCCATCTCGACGATGTCCTCCAGCGCCTGGGTGGCGGACTGGTACTCCCGGTTGTCCAGGGCGCCCTCGAAGCTCTTCTTGAAGTGGTTGCGCATGGAGGGCGTGGTGTAGGATCGGGCGCCCGGGGCGATCTGGAAGCGGTCGTAGTGGGCGTCCATCTCCACCTTGTACTTCTGGTAGGACTCCCGATCCCCGGACATGGCGGCCACCGCCAGGGCGTGCACCGCCGGGTCGCGCACCTCGAAATAGGCGCCCCCGTCCTTCAGGACTTCCTTGTCGTCTTGCTGGGTCCTCTCCAGGATCTCGTTCTTGAGCTTGGCGGAGGTGGCCGCCTTCACGTAGGGGTCGGTGATGGACATGTTGGCGATGGTCTTTTCCACCACCCCGTTGATGTCCCGCTCGTTGGGAGGCACCAGGCCCACCACTTTGGAGACCTGGTTGTACACGTGCTGGGAGGTGACCTTAGCCAGGTAGTCCTGCTTGTCGAAGGAATCCAGGTTGGGGTCGGCCATGATCCGGGACTTGATATCGGAGTACAGGGCGGGGTCCGCCCCGCCGGAGATGATGAAGGCGTTGACCCGGTCGCGCGTGTGCCGGGAAGAGCGCTCCTTGGCCTGCCGGAGGCCCTGCTCGAACTGGTTCTCGTAGGCGAGCATGTCGTCCGGGGTCATGTCCGAGAGCATGGGGTCGCCGGAGCGCAGGAAGTCGATGCCCTTCTTGTAGAAGTCCCGCTCCTTGACCATCTGCCCGTTGGTGCCCATCTCCTTGGCCTTGGAGAGGTAGCCGTTCAGGGTGCCGTCCCGCATCGCCTTTCGGGCCATGTTCTGGTTCTGGACGATCTCCTCGGGGGTGAAGAGGTCCGGGTCGTTCATCTCCTCCAGGGTGTCGGCGAAGTCCACCAGACGGGTGGGGGAAAGTGGGTCGGCCTGGAACTGCTGGGCCTTGTGGAGGGCGTACTTCTTCTTGCTGTCCTTGGCCAGGTCGGTGGACTCCCGGCGCAGTTCGGAGTCCTGCTTGATGAGGGACATGCCCACATGCTCGTCGGCCTCCAGGTTGAAGGCGTCCTTGGCGTCCTGATAGGGGGCGTTGTCCAGGTACTTCTGCTTCATGTCTCGGCCGGTGGCCTTGATGTACTCGGTGAACCCCTTGTGGTCGGCGCCCCAGGACTTGCGCTGCTCGGCCACCATGGCCTCGTACTCGCGCTCGAACTCCATCTTCGAGTTCAGGACGTAGTCCTTCACCTCGACCGCCTTGCGCTTCATGGCCAGATCGGTGGCGAACTGCTCCAGCTTCCCGCCCACCTGCCCGATGGCGCTGGCCGTGGCGCCCTCGTTGGCGACGTTCGCCCCGGGGACCCTTTCGGAGATGCGATTGGATTGGAGGAGTTGGATGTCTGCCATGGGTTATTGCCCCTTCGCGTAAAGATCGGCACCGCCCAGAGCGGCACCGCCCAGGGCACCGATGAGTCCCGCCTTCTGGGCGTCCCGGGCGGCACGCCCGTAGGAGAGTGCTTCACGGCGCAGCATTCGGGCCTCGAAGAGCGCCTCGGTCTTGGTCTTGATGATCTCGTCGGCGATGGAGGAGGCGGTGTCCTCCAGGGCGCCCAGGGCAGCGTTGGAGTCCACCGACACGCCCGAGGCGGCGTACTGGGCCAACTGTTCGCCCCCGAAGCGCTTGCCCTCCCGCTCAGCGACCTGGGAGTTGATGTCCGCCCGGCGCAGGACCTCATCGGACTGCAGCAGGGAGACCTGCGCCTTCTCGCGATAGGTCTTCGCGGCGGCCTTCGCCTCCAGGTACTGTCCGTAGGATTTTGCTGCCGTGCCCATGGCGGCGACGGCGAGCATTGCGGGAACGGCCATCAATCCTCCGTGCTGCCCTTCATGGAAACGCCCAGGACGTTCAGCGGGTAGGGCTCGTCCTGGATGATCCAGAAACTCTGGTCCACGCCCGCGCTTCCATCAAAATCTAGTTCTTTGCTATCCCCAGTATACAACTCGTCGTCGGAATCTGGGTACTCAATCGACAGGGGGTTTTCCTCGGAAATGCCGAATTTCCCCCCCGCGGACCGAAAAAGGTGGATCACCAGCTTCTGGATCTTCTTGTAGAGGGCCTGGGCGTTGCCGATGATCGACCCGTGATCCAAGTTCATGGAGTGGATCTTCCCGGTGTACTTGAACCCGGCGATCACCTCTTCCGCGGCCGAGGACAGGGTGATGACCCCGGCCCCGGAGACCGTCTTCTCCCCCACGTAGGCCCCATCGGCGATCACCGAGACCTCCTGGCCCGCCAGGTGGGTGTAGCCGGTGTGGGTCACCGAGGCGGCGGTCAAGGTCTTGCGGTGGCAATCCAAGTAGTGCGGCCTGTCATCATTGGCGTCCCCCGTCCGGCGGGTGAGGTTCTTGGTCCTCACCATCCGGCCCAGGCGCTCAAGGTAGTACACCACCGACCCGTTGATGGTGCGCTCGACGGCCATGAACACGGTCTTGTTGGCCGACCAGAGGCAGTGGATCCGGGCGTTGGTAGGGTTGAAGCGGAACCACCCGGCCAGGCCTGAGGAGGACTCGTAGGCGAACCCCACCACCTTCATGGGAGACCCTCCCTGGTTGATGGAGGTGTCCTGACCCAGGAGGGCCCACAGGACGTTCAGGGAGGGATCCCACACCAACTGGCGGAACTGGATGGTGGACATGGAGGAGGCCGCGTTGTCCTCGTCGTAGGCGTGCTCTAGGATGTCCTGGTTCAGGGAGCTCACGTTGCGGTTCACGTAGGACCCGTTGGACTCGGAGTAGGTGAACTCCCGGACGTTCTTCCCGTCGGCGGAGATGTAGAAGGTGGAGTTCAGGACCCGGACGGCCGAGCGGGACGCCCCGCCGTAGTTGGTCTGCTGCTTGATGCGGATGGCCCGGAAGGAGAACTTCTCGGAGGACCCGTCCACCGACCACTCGCCCTCGGGGGACCCGACGTGCAGGGAGTCCCCGGCCGTCATCCAGGCGATGGTGCCCACGTTGTCGGGGAAGAACGAGAAGGGGTCGGTGTCGTCCTTGGCCCCGTAGTAGTTCAGCCCGGTCACGTCGGTGCTGGAGTCCTGGGCCATCTTGTCCTGCATCATGATGAACAGGTTGCCCAGCTTGGAGCACCAGATCTCGTCCGGGAAGTCCGCGGAGCAGGCGAAGATGAGGCGCTGTTCGAAGATGCCCACGAACCGGGGGTAGTTGTTCCTCCAGGCGTCGAAGCGCCAGGTAGAGAGAGCGGCCGTGGGAGAGGGGCCCACCACCACGGTGGCGTCCACCACGGTCGTGCTCGTGAACCCGGTGATGCGCAGGATCCCCTCGGTGGCCCCGTTGCGGATGCGGATCAGGTTGCCCACGTCGGAGGTGGTGAATTCCGCGGAGGAGGCGGTGATGGTGACGTTGCCCGTGGCCGCCGAGGCGGTCATGGTCTTGGAGGAGGAGTTCTCCTTGCCGAAGGGGAGCTGGAGGACCAGGTCCCCCTGGACCCCCGGGATGTTGGTGATGGCGGAGGTGTACTCCGCGAAGTACCACAAGGAGCTGACCCGGTAGAGGACCAGGGGAGGCATCCTGCCGGAAACGTGGGTGACGAAGCACAGGGAACCCTTCTGGGCGGCCCGGAACCCCTGGTAGTCGCCCCACAGGGAGACCGCGTTGATCGCCTCCTGGAGGGCACCATAGGGGTTCCCGAAGGTCCCGGAGATGGTCTGGAGGCTCCCGTCCTTGTCGTAGATCTTGATGCGGTCGGCACCCGTGGCGTGGGTACAGTCGATGACCACCTCGTAGTCCTGCCCGGTCTCCGCCTTGTAGGTCCACCCGAAGAGCTTGTCGGTGGTGTCGGTCAGCGCCAGGGCGCCCAGGTACCGCAGGCCCGCCCGGTAGTAGGCGCCGCCCCACGGGCGCGGGATGAAGTCGATCATTTTGGCAGCGCCTTGCTTGTACTGGTCGGCGTCCAGGCGTGCACGGACCTCCGGGCCCAACTCACCCGCGAGAAAGTTGTGCTGGGTGTTGGAGAACTTGGCCATCTACCCCCTCACATCGAAGGTGAAGGACTCGATCTCCGGGTCCTGCGGGGGGTTCTCCTTGCTGTTTTGGAAGCGGGCGTTGGCGATGGCCTCGGCGTAGGACTTCTCCAGCCGATCTTCCTTCGTCTTATCGTTGATGAGGGAAAAGCAGGCCTTGTGAGCGAGCTTGTGGGCCAGGGCCACATTGAACCCCGCGGAGAACTTGGAGGTGTCGGTCTCGTTCTTGGTGAAGACCAGGGACAGGGCGTTTACGTCCGCCATGATGAGGGTGCCCTCGGCCTGGTAGTCCTCCCCGTTGTACTCCTCCAAGATCTGGAGGCAGTCGGAGGGGCGGTTGAACTCGTAGTCCCAGCCGAAGGTGGGCGTGGTGGCCAGGGGGGAGATAGTCTGCCTTTTGCGGGCGAACGACCAATCGGCGTCGCACAGGACTTCCCGGCGGCACAGGTCGTAGAGGTCGGACATGACCTGGGCCCGCTTGTTGTTGTCGGTGAGGTCGTTGATGCGCTCCACGCCGAGAAGGCGAAGGGCCATATTCACGATCTCGACCTTCGTCACCGACATGGGACCTACCTAAAAAAATGCCCCGGGGTAAAAGGCGAAAACCCCCGGGGCACTTTGTACGTTACTTGTTGACGTACTCGATTTCGACGGTCAGGACAGCGTCCAGCACCGTGCCGTCCATGACCTCGGTCCAGGTCAGGTAGAGCTCGGTCTCTTCGCCGAAGCGCTTGAACAGCGAGGGCGAAGCCTCGTTGGCGCGCTTCAGGGCGGCCTGGCCGCCGCCGTCCGCCTGGTCCACCAGGCCGTCGCTGTCGGCGGAGATGGCGTTCCCGGACTCATCGGTCGAGGCCGCATGGCCCAGGTCCACGATGCCCGTGGCGCCCAGGGACTTGCTGATGAAGACCTTCGCATCGGTGACGAAGGAGTTCGCGGGGAGTTTCCCCACGTAGTCCACGTCACCGACCTGGCGGGCGGCCGACAGGGTGATGCGCTCGATCAGCTTCTTGGGGGTACCACCCAGTTCGCCCGGGGGGTAGGACACCTTGGGGTCCTCACGGTAGGCGTTCTGGTAGTTGGTTCCGTAGCGGGTAGTCATATTTTCTTCTCCTCAAAAAAAGTTCTACAGACCTAGCACCTGGTCAGAGCTTAGAGCTCCTTACAGATGACCTCCTGGAGCTGCACCTCTTCCATCCGCACGGCGCCCATGCTGAACTTGCCGTAGATCTGGTGGGCGTAGTGGTACTCGGGCATCTCAGTGATGCGGACGTTCTTGGGGGCGCCCATGGCCGCGATCAGGCAGCGCTTGCTGGTGAAGGCGAAGCAACGGCGACCTTCGCCCAGGGCCACGGTGCCGCCCGCGCCGCCGTCCACTTCGCCAGTGGCGGGGGTGTAGGTGGTCGCAGCAGAGGTGAAGGGCAGGAGTTCGGTCTGGATGAACTTGAACCCCATGAAGGTGTCCACATCGCCTTGGGCGAGGGCCTTCACGGTGTTGAAGTCGGCGGAGGTCACCTCGGTGTTGCCGAGCAGGTCATCGATCTGCTGGGCGGCGCACACGAAGATGAGCTGCTCGTTCTTGCCGACGGCCTCGGCCTGGCGGAACTTCTTCTTGACCGCGCGGAGGGTCTCCACGTTCAGGCCCGAACCGGTGACGGACACGCCGTCGAAGGCGCACAGCTTCTGGGAGTTGGGGAGGGCGACCGCGACGGTGCCTTCCTTGCCGGTGTAGGCGTTGCCCAGGGCGCTGTCGATGATGATCTGGTCCATCTCGCGGGCCAGGGCGGCAGAGATCGCCTGGGCGTACTCGTTGTCCAGGTTCTGGATGGTGCGGATCTTGTCCTCGTCGTCCACCAGGTCGGCGACGTACTTGTCGAGCATGGACACCTTCCGACGGGAGTGCGGGGTGTCGCTGTAGGCCACTTTCGAGTGGCGACCGGCCTTGTCCTGGGCGGCCAGGAGACCGATGCGGTCGAAGAACTTGCTCTCGCCGACGAAGCTCTCATGACGGCAGAACTCGTACAGGCGGGATTCTTTCTGCTGCGCCAGGTGCATGACGTTGGCGCTGAACATTTTCACGTGTGCGGTAGAAACTTGCTGGCTCATGGCCCCTCCAAATAAAAACTAGGTTTCGGTTATCAGCCGAAAGGTAGTCCCTAACAGGGGCCTTCATCTCACTGCGGACTTTTTATGGGGTGCCCGAAAAGGCATAATCCATGGTCCGCGTGCGCTGTGCATTTAACAACAGCATAACGCGGCCATGGATAATGTCAAGCGGTCAACCTTGCAGGATCTTTTCTTGGCGCTGGTACAGCTTCAGCATGTCCGCCTGGGCCTGCTGGAAGTTGGGGTGGTTGGGGTTGTTGTAGGGGTGCTTGGGGTCGCCCATGATGTTGTTGATCTCGGACTGGATCTCGTCCGGGGTCATCGGGCCACCATCGCCACCGCCATTGCCCGGGACGCGACCTTCGCGGAAGAGCTTTTCGCCCAGGCCCGCAAAAATCCGGATCATCGCCGGGTCGTTCTCTAACCCCTTGTCTTTAATGAATTTCTGCTGGTCCTCGGGCAGTTCCTTGAAGGCCTTGACGGCGGTCGTGACCTTCCGGTTGTAGGCCTCGCCCCAGTCCTTCTTCAGGTTCTCGGCCCCCTGCTTCAAGTACTCCTGCCGGGCCTTGGTCTCCGCCTCAATCTCCTTCTTCGAGGTGCCCTCGATGAAGGCCAGCAGTTTCTGGGCGGCGGAGGTCGGGACCCGGGCGGCGTGGGCGGCGGCGGAGAACTCCTTCAGGAACTCGTCGTCGATCTGGGAGTCCTGGCCCTTCTCGACCTTGTACTCGTTGATGTCCGAGCTCCAGCCGGTGGTGGTCTTCCAGAACTCGTCCCAGTCCGCCTCGGTGGCGTTCTTCCCGGGGACGGCGACCTTGTTGGCCCCGAACGCCTTCTTGGTGGACACGTAGGACTTCAGGACGTTGGCGAAGTTGAACTTCCCGTCCTTGTCCACGAAGGGTTCCAGAGAGCGCTCTTCCTTCATGGCGTCCTCGAACCCTTCCGGCCACTGCACCTTGCGGTCCCCCCAGATGGACTGGGGGTTACTGGGCGGCGGGTTCCCGCCTCCACCGCCCCCTGTTCCGGGGTCCGCGGGCGGCGGGTCGGTCAGGGACGGGGCCCCGCCACCACCACCTGCACCAGGGTCGTCGGGAGACATCAGCCTCCATTGCTGCTTCCACATCGGTCACTCCTTTTATTTTTACGGCCCGTCGCCGTATTGATCGTCATACATCTTGGCGAACTTCTCCGGGTCCACCCGGAGCTTGTCCAGGATGGCCATGATGACGGAGCGCTCTCCCTCCCGGAAGGCCATCACCATGGGGTCCTTGTCGAAGGTGCCCGTGAAGACGTGGTGGTTGGACATCAGGTCCTTCAGAACCCGCTCCCCATCCTCAGAGCAGAAGGTCGCCCTGTAGTCGATGAGGAGGGAGCGCTTCTGTTGAGCTTCGTCGCTGACTTTCTTTTTCGCCATGGATTAGCCTTGGGCCACGGAGGCCTGGTTTTTGAGGACC